ACATAATGGTTGATGTACCATACGAAATTCTGGAGTATTGCGACTCTTTTACCCTTGATGCTGAACGTAATGATTTACGCTATATTGATTGTGTTTACATGAACATGGGTGAGTATGGTAATGACCTAGAACAACTCAGAGAAATGAGACAACGCATCCGTCCTATTTTTGAATAATTTATTATGAGCAAAGAATTTTTGTGGGTGGAGAAATACCGCCCAAATATTGTTGAAGATTGTATCCTTCCTGACACTACTAAAGAAGTGTTTCAGGGTTTCGTCAATCAAGGTGAACTACCTAACCTACTACTGAGTGGCACTGCAGGTGTTGGCAAGACAACCATCGCCAAGGCACTGTGTGAGGAGATTGGTGCCTCTTACATCGTGATCAATGGATCCGATGAGGGACGCTTCCTAGACACTGTAAGGAACAGAGTCCGTCAGTTTGCTACGACTGTCTCTCTCACCTCTGGAGCGTCCCACAAGGTGGTCATCATTGATGAGGCAGACAACACAACTAACGATGTCCAGTTGTCCCTGAGGACCGCTGTGGAGGAGTTTCATGGAAACTGTCGTTTCATCTTCACATGCAACTTCATTAACAAGATCATTGAACCGTTGCACTCACGCTGCACAGTTGTGGACTTCAGGATCAAACCTGAACAAGCAGTCAAGCTTCAAGGCGAGTTCTTCACACGTCTCAAAACTATTCTTACTAACGAGAATGTAGAGTATGAAGACAAGGTTCTCGCTAAGTTGGTCAAGCGTTATTATCCTGATTGGCGTCGTCTTATTAACGAGTGCCAGCGTTATGCTGCTACAGGTAGTATCAACTCTGCCATACTGGTTGATGTTGCTGACGTTAATCTTGATGCTCTTCTTGGATCCTTAAAGAAGAAAGAGTTTACTACAGTCAAGAACTGGGTTGTTCAACACATGGACAATGACCCTAGTATGGTGATGAGAAAAATCTATGACAGCATGTATGGTGTTCTGAAACCTGCTTCTATTCCCGAAGCTGTTCTTATCATTGCCAAGTACATGAAAGATATTTCTGTTGTACCTGATCAAGAGATTAACATGCTTGCATGTTTAACTGAGATCATGATGAGTTGTGAATTCAAATGACATTACTCAAATTCATTGAGAAAGAACCTAAAATTATTATGATGGAGGAAATGTATGAGCGACTCGAAAAAGAATCAGAGAGACAGTGGAGTTACATCAAGAGTCAAAACCACACCTCAAAACGTAAAGGAAGCACATGAAGCATTATTTTATGCTACAATGAATTTACCTGCTGCATCTGCCCATTGTGGTATGACTCAGAAGGAACTTAAAATGACATTTTTTGAATACCTTAAATACAATGCCCCGAACTTTGAAGTCCCTAAAGACACCCCTTAGGTATCCTGGTGGAAAGAGTAGAGCACTTACTAAACTCTTTCAATACATTCCTGATCTAAAAGATTATAAAAAGTATCATGAACCTTTCTTGGGTGGTGGTTCTGTGGCGTTGGAAATTGGTAAGCGATATCCACACTTGGATATTTGGGTAAACGATCTCTACGAACCACTCTATAACTTTTGGAGAATATTACAAGACAACGGTAATGAAATTAAGAACATCCTCCTCCAACTTAAACAAAGGCACCCTGACCCCACTTCCGCTAAGCAACTTTTCTTGGATGCTAAAAAATACCTTGAGGAGGATACCAAGGAAACTGAGGATCTTCATCGCGCTGTTTCTTTCTATGTTGTCAATAAGTGTAGTTTCTCAGGTCTTACAGAATCAAGTTCCTTCTCAAAGCAAGCAAGTGAATCCAACTTCTCTTTGGCGGGAATAGAAAAACTTCCATTTTACTCTGAACTAATTGCGAAATGGAAAATTACTAATCTGTCATACGAGCAACTCCTTACAGACAACAAAGAAATTTTTACTTATCTTGATCCTCCATATGAGATTAAATCAAATCTATATGGAAAGCGTGGAAACATGCACAAAGGTTTTAATCATGACCACTTTGCTGTCAAGTGTGATAGGTTTATTGGTCCACAACTGGTATCATATAATTCTTCTCAACTGATCCAAGATCGTTTTGACGGGTGGACAGCTGCAGAATTTGCACACACTTATACCATGAGGAGCGTAGGGAGTTATAATACAGATCAAGCAGCTCGTAAGGAACTAATCCTTTTTAATTATGAAATGTGAAGTCACCCTATACAAAGCAGGCACCATCTTCAAGGAAGAGGTGATTGCTGTTGACTATCAAGATGCTCGCAAGGTTGCCGTTGCTCGCAATCCTGGTGCTAAAATTGTTTCCGTTACCGCCGTATTTAAATAATGTATCAACTGAAAGATTACCTGTACTCGATTAACCAATCCAAAAAGAATATTCTTGATGACGATATAGATGCTGAGAGAAAGTATCCCCCATATATCGTTAACAGATGTCTGTCTTCTTTTACTGATACTATTCTTTATGTCAATGAACTGAATAAGAATCCTCATCTACCAAAGAAGTTACAGTATGATTTTTTACTAAATAGTGTGAAACCTAGGAAACGTTTTTCTCCTTGGGCACGAAAAGATTCTATTGACTATCTTGAGTTAGTAAAAGAGTATTATGGTTATAATGACGATAAAGCTCTACAAGCTCTTAGAATTCTCACCAAGGATCAATTAAATCATATTACAAAAGCATTGAGTAAAGGTGGTAAACATGAGCGGTGAAATTGAGATTCAATGGAGACAAACCGATATGGTTGAAGTCGTCCTAAATGAACCAGATGATTTTTTAAAAGTGAGAGAAACATTAACAAGGATTGGTGTTGCATCACGTAAAGAAAAAAAGATTTATCAATCCTGCCACATTCTCCATAAGCAAGGAAGATATTTTATTGTACACTTCAAAGAGTTGTTTGCCCTTGATGGCAAGAACACAAATTTTTCTTTGAATGATGCACAACGTCGTAACCGTATCGTTCAACTTTTAGTTGACTGGGGATTGGTTAATATTAATACAGAGAGTCAGGAAAAAATTGCTGACCTAGCACCACTCAATCAAATTAAAGTTCTCTCCTTTAAGGAGAAAGGTGAATGGACGCTTGAGTCCAAATATAATATCGGTCGTAAGAAACAAGAGGTAGAGTAAACCGCAATTTTTAATAAGGAAAACCGTTATTAACGTTTAAACTGTTATCGTTAAATAGGAGTGTGATGCCTAACGGGTCACATATAAACGTCGCTTATTTAAGGACAATGGTTAACAATTATGCATGGCAACAACTTTCCCCATTTTCACTCGGGTTCGATGAAACATTCCACAGACTTGAATCTCTTGCTGGAGCAGGAACAAGCTACCCTCCTTACAATGTCATTAATGGACCTGGTGGTAGAACAATATTGGAGGTCGCTCTTGCTGGATTTTCAGAAGAGGATCTAAATGTGGAGACGGAACGAAACGTCTTAACAGTATCCGCTAAAAAAGCACCAGCAGATAAAGAAAAAAATTACGCACATAAAGGAATTTCATATAGAACATTTGCACGTAACTGGCAGATGTCAGACGATGTAGAAGTCGAGACCGTAGAATTCAATAATGGTCTATTAATAATCACATTGAAAAAAGAACTACCAGAAAAACAACAGCGTAAAAAACACTTCTAAATAAATCATATCGTCGCCGCGAGGAGCACCTGCCAACAAACAGGTTGACTCCTCCTTTTTTTGGTGGTATAATAAAATTAAACGCTTATAGCTATGGCAGTATCTATCGTTACATTGAAAACGGGAGATCGAATCATTACTGAGTTAAAAGAAATCTTTGATGAAGAAGGTGAAGACCGTAAAGGTGTTTGTCTTTTGATGGAAGAACCTTACATCTTAAACCTTGATGATGGCACTCCCCAATATCTTACTGAACAGCATGGTATGGAATACCAAGTCAGGTTTAGTAAATGGAATCCTTACACTCCAGATTGGCAATTTAAAATTCCATATGATAGTGTGATGACAATTAGCACTCCTGAACCAGGATTGCAAAATGCATATGAAAATAAAATTAAAGAAAAAAAAGAAGTTGAAACTATTAATCCAGAAGTATTATGACTGAACAAAAAATTCCGCCACTAAAAACTAATCACAGTATTCGTATTGTTACCTTAGCAAACGGAGATCATATTCTTTGCATGTTTGGTGAAGTTCGTAGTGATGACGAAGACAAAAAAGTTGTTGGATATCGTATGCTATATCCATACAAATTGACTCTTGGGGAAGAGAGTGGCGATGGCACTATTCCCATCACATATGCACGTTGGTGTCCTTTCTCTCCAATTGAAGAACATCGTCTTGGAGGAGAACATATCATTAGTGTTGTTTTCCCTGACAATAATATTGTTGACAATTTTGCGGGTAGACTTCGTGAAGTGGGATTAACAGATGCACAAATTTTCTTCCCAGAGGAGGCACCAAATGGAACTGAAAGCGAACCTACTGAAGCTAGCGAATGAGTGGATCATCGCTCAGGTAGAACCTGCTGAGGGGGACACTTTATCAGGTGACCCTGATGTGTGGTTAATCAAACCTTATCTGGTAGACTGTGAAGGTCAACTAACTCCTTGGGCATCTCACTCATCGGAGACTGAGTTTAATGTTAGATCTTCTGACATTACTGTAGTGACTAATCCAAGCAAGGTACTCCTTGCTCGTTATATTGAATGTCTTGAATGAATTTTTACACTAGTGTTGAGCAAGCAGGCAATCGTCTGCTTGTGCGTGGTTATGAGAATGGCAATCGTTACAGCGTGAGGGTTCCTTTCAATCCTACGCTGTATTTGCCTAGTAAAAATTATTCAGAGTGGCGTACACTAGAAGGAGATTGTGTGGAACCACATAAGTTTGGTTCTATCACTGAGGCGAGAGATTTTATCAAACAATATAAAGAGGTAGAGGAATTTAAAATATATGGTAACTCTAGATTTTTGTATCAATACATAGCTGAGCAGCATCCTGAAGAGGAACTTAAGTTTGACAGCACAAAGATCCGTGTATTTACCATCGATATTGAAACCGCTGCTGAAAACGGATTTCCTAATATCGAAACTGCCGATCAAGAAATCCTTGCTATATCCATCAAGGATAGTTTCACTGGTCGAATTATTGTGTTTGGGGCACGTCCATACAATAACAAAGACCCCATGGTGGACTACTTACATTTCCGATCAGAAGAAGGTATGTT